AAATTCCTTGATTTGTAATAATAATGCATTTTTAAAAGTAATGTTAAAAAATTCAATGATGTATTGATAGAATAATTGACAATGATCAATGTATCCGCGTTATTAACACCACTGTAAATACTCCCAAATATTCCACCTATCAACCACAATGTTGATGAATATTTTGTGGAATCAACGTCTTTAACTTGAAACATTGTAAAATAAATTTCAGGTAAATAACCAACAATAACAAATACAGATGAAATAATAGACAAATAAACATAATTCATTATGTTACTACATTTTTTTTAATATCTTTATGTTTTTATCATGAATTATATTATCTTGTAAACTTTGAAAAAGCATGATAAAAGAAAAATATATAAATATAATCATTTATTATTTATATATTTCATAGTAATAAAATATGGATATCAATAAACTTTTAAAGGCATTGGATGATGATTCTAATGAGCAATTATTGAATTTTACATCAAAAAAAATTACAGAAATGAATTTAAAAATTATTAATGAATTGCAATTGGACCGTAAAGAAGGATTAGAACTAATGAATAAATTGAAAGGATATAAATATATAGATGAGTTAAATGACTTGAAATACGGCACTTATGTTAGATGGATCCCACTACATGATCCTACAAATATATACATGACAAAAGGTGCTCTTTTTTGCGAATACAAAATAAAAGATGATGGAGTTTATTTAATTTGTAAAAACATTGGTTTTATTGCAAAACATTTTCAAATAAAACTAGATGAGAATTTAGTTTTTCAAAAATTAACCGAACAAGAATTAGTTCTCCTTTCCGCATTAGATCATTTAGCAAAATGAAAATAAATCAAATAAAGATAAAGACGAAGAGACAAACTTTATATTCTTTTATTTTTACGAGTCTTTTTGTTTTTATTTGTTTCACATTTACAATCATTAAATAAACCTTTGATGAATTTACCTGAAATAATCATTGCAATATGGCTTTCATGAATAGGTTTTTTTGCGGTTCCTAAATGTTTACCTTTGTGATACTTACTTACTATTTTTACACCCTTTCCATTTTTAATCAAAACCTTACGCATTGTTTTTTTACCACCAACCTTGGTTGTTTCAACATTTTCATAATCAAATTTTTCTATCATGATTATTTTATAATATATAATTATTATAAAATGAATAATATTATTCTTCATTTGTTTCACATTCTTTTTGTTGGAGGATTATTTCTATACATTGGAGTAAAACAGAAAAATATGCCCAACTATATGTTCAATATAATTTTATTTATTGGTGTTTTTATTTTACTTTATCATGGATACAAAATATACATGAAAATTAAAAACAAACAAAACCCTTGGGTCAATTTATTTCATATTCTAGTTGTAGCACCTTTACTTATTTATATTGGTCACAAAAAACAAGATTCTCCAAGATATATTTATGAATTTATTTTTATGTTAAGTTTTGCAGCAATAGGATATCATGCATACTATATGATAACGTAAATATCTTTGCACTTTTCAAATACAATTATTAGTAATCCATTCCTTATTTACAGTAGCTTCTACACTTTCTAATGCACCTTCTACCCAACCTTGATATGTGCTTACGGCTTCACCCACTACTATCATACCATTCATAGGATGTTGAACTTTATAGATAAACTCCTCGCGCGTTTTAACGCCATATAACGGTTCAAAATAATGTGTTCCTATTGGCCAGTAAAAATCTTTTATGGCGATAATTTTTAAAGAACCCAAAGGTATACCCAAACTTTCTTCCACTAATTTTTCATATAATTTTCTATTTTCTATTGTATTTTCCAAGTAATTCTTTAATGCTATTGCACATTCGTTATCACTGTAAGAAATCATATAGACTCCCTTGTCTGAATCCATAGGTATGATTTTTTGTAATGGACCAGGAACAATTGTATATTCAGTAATATAAGTTTTCAACAGTTCAGTTGATTTTTTGTCAAATTTTGCATACAATCTCAAAAAAGGTTGGCCATGAATTTGTTGATACAAACTATTTGATTTTGACGCACCTGGAATCAATTTCATTATCCCAGATATTGTTGTGGCTATAATCACTTTATTGGAGTGATATACATTTCCTTCTTGTGTTTTAATTTCAAATAAACACTGTCCGCTTGTATCTTTGGTTCCTGCACCACTTATTTTTACAACTGAAATAACATTATTTGATGTTTTGATATTTTTATAATGAATATACTCACATAAATGTTCTACTAATTGTTTCCAAGGTATAGATAATTTAGGCCACCCACCTTTATTATCATCCATTCCGTAGTTGTATAATGTTTCGTAAATATCCGCATTTTCATAATCTGTATAACCAGCATAAATAGTAAACAATTTATATTTTACATCACCTAATATATGTGTTGCAAATTCTTTGAATGTTACGTGTTTATATTTCTTTGAATTTTTATTATAAGCGTCTTTTAATATGTTTATTATTTTTACAATATCAAACTCATTATGATGTTTCAATAAATTGGAATATTCCATAATAGAAGTAGTTTTTTTAAAAGGTATTTCCAAAGCTTTCATTAATTTTATCAATAATGGATTTGTATCTTTTCGTCCAATCCCAGCGCCTGTAACAACTTTTGTTCCGTAAAAATCATAATTACTTGTTCTTCCACCAATCCATTCTTTTTTGTATTTTTCTAAAACTACAAATTGGGTAGTTGGTGAATATTTTTTTATTTTATAAGCCGAGTATAATCCGGACATTCCCGATCCGACAATAACTATATCATAATATTTAGGTTTACTAGACATACATATTATGGGTAAATTAAATTTCTTGAATTCAATTTATTTTCCACTTTTCTCGGGTTTCACACCTTGACATGAATAATTTTATATCATTATTATATAAATGTTCAATCAATATTTAAGAGCGTTTGTAATAGGTTCTTCTTTTTTTGTTTTTATACTTTATTTTTTAGCGGTAAAAAAATTATCTCATGAAAAATTCGCAAATTTTAGTTATGAAAATTATACATTGTATGCCCCTATAGCATTAGGGTTGTATAATATTTTGGCATTATATATTTCCAAAAAAATGAATATTTCAAAAAGATACAGTCTATTTTTACTAAGTATAATAGCACCCACTTTAGTAGCAATTTTTATATATATAAATAAAATATATAATTATACAAGTTTTGAACAATGGTTCGGTCATATATGGAAATTATATTTAACCTATTTTATAGTTTTTAATTTTATTATATATTCGTTAGAAAAAAACATATAAAACTCAAAAATCAAAAAGTAAAGATTATGTAAAGCTAGTGTCGTATTTTTTTTGTCTTACTAAAATTTACAAATCGTTTTCCTTTGCATTTGAATTTACCGCGTGTCAAATTTTTTTTATTAAAAATCGTCTTTGTGCAAATTCCAATGGATCTGGGTTCATTTTTTGTATAACTATCTACTTTTTTGATACATTTACATAATTTGAACGATAACAAATCTTCTGCTTTTTTTTGAAGTAAATGTTTAGATTTGGGTATGGTTTCTTTGTAATAATTTAAAATTTGAATGTAATCATTATTATGCATTTTCATTTTTGAATTCATTTTATTTTTCTAAAATATATAAATATTTTATTTCCAAAATTAGTAAAGAAAAATGAAAATATGCAAGTGAAAATATATGTAAAAGTTTTTAAATTACTATAATATAACCAATATTCAAATTCATAATTATGAAAATTGTTGTATTTGATTTAGACGAAACGCTAGGTTACTTTGTTGAATTTGGTATATTTTGGGATAGTTTAACACTATTTTTAAAAAAAGAATTAAATCAAAATAATTTTAATGATCTTATTGATTTGTATCCAGAGTTTTTACGACCAAACATAATAGATATACTGAATTATTTAAAACACAAAAAAATTAATAAAAAATGTCAAAAAATAATGATATATACGAATAATCAAGGACCACGAAAATGGATCAATTTTTTGGTTGCTTATTTAGAATCAAAGCTAGACGGATATAAATTATTTGACCAAATTATTTCTGCTTTTAAAATAAATGGAAAACAAGTAGAATTTTGTAGAACATCCAATAGTAAAACTTACAAAGATTTCATTCGTTGCACAAAAATACCTGTTAACGCTGAAATATGTTATCTAGATGATACATATTATCCTGAAATGGCAAATGATAATATTTATTACATAAATATTAAACCTTATGTCCACGATTTACATTTTAATGAAATTTATAAACGTTTTTTTGAAACTCCTGTAGGAAAAACTTTTGTAGATAAAAAATTAATGAATCTATTTATAAATTTTACAAACAAAAATATTAAATCTTTTAATTTTACAGTAATAGAAAAAGATGAAAATGATTATAAAATAGACATGATTTTAAGCAAACGTATATTGCAACATTTACACGAATTTTTTAATGAAAAAAAATAATAAAAAACATACAATTTTTATTATCTTAGTATTTTCTATATTTTCTAGACTTTCGGGATTTTTTGGATTTTCTAGACTTTCGGGATTTTTTGGATTTTCTTCCTCCATATCCTCTGTTCATTTTTGCATAATCAGTTTCATTTTTTCGTTGAGAATAAACATCATACTTTCCTGTTGTTGTATTTAGTTGTTGCTTGTAATTTGTATTTGCATTCTTTCTAAAGAAAGAACCCGGACCGCTCATTGCATCGGTTTCTTGTCCAGTTGGTTGATATGAACGCGTAAAGTATTTGTTTTGGCCCGGCCATTCAGACGACGACATTTTTATATTATACAAATAAAATAAATAAATAGTTAAAAATTGTTTTATATTTTACTTATCTGCTACATGTTCTGTTTTTATATTTTTATTTTCATATAGTTCTAATGTTCTAGCACTAGGATCTCTAGCATTAGTATAACGAGGCATCCAAAAATATGGCACAATTTTTTCACAATATGGATAATGACAATCAAATATAGCTTTATAATACATTTTTTCTGTTTCTAAACTAATAGGATATTTGTCAATAATATTTTCTTCATAATAATTTTCTAATTTTAAAGTGGTTGAAATAAACTCTTGTAAAATAATGTATAAAGAACGTCCTTTACTACTCACACCATCACTGAACGCTTCTTTTTTTCTCCATAATATTTCATCGGGCAATATTTGTTTTCCATATACATCTTCAAAATTTGCATATGTAAAACTATTTCTAATTAAATATTTTTCAATTATTTTGTTTTTTTCAAAACGCTCTTTTTGAGGAATAGATAAATAATAATTTACAAACGTTTTATCTAAAAATGGTGTTCGGGGTTCTAATCCGTGAGATGATATACATTTATCCGACCTTAAAACATCAAATAAATGAATATCATTCAACAAACGACGTGTTTCACAATCAAATTCAATACAATCTGGGCAATTTTTCATATACAAATATCCACCACTTAATTCATCGGAACCATCGCCGTTAAAAATTACTTTTGCATCACTATTTTTGGAAATATATTTTCCAATTAAATAATTACCTATACTTGCCCTTATACTGGTCGTGTCGTAGCTTTCAATAGCATAAATTACGTCCGGTATAGCTAAAAACATTTCTTTTTCTGTTAGAATAATTTCATTGTGATTTGTTCCAAGATAATTAGCAACAATTTTAGCGTATTTCAAATCTTCGGAATCTTTTAATCCAATACTGTAAGTTTCAATTTTCTTGTCTAGACCATATTCCATTTTGTAAAAATGATTAACAAGAGCTGTTATTAAACTACTATCTAGTCCACCTGATAATAAACAAGCAATAGGGCGCTCTGTATTTAAACATCGTTTTTTTACTGCATCACATAAATACTTGACAATATTTTTTTCATATTTTTCTGTTTCAATTGTAGAGTCCATAGAAGAATTGTAATAGTTTAGATTATATGGAAATGATGGCGTAAAATATTTTTGGTTTTCTTTCATAAGCTTCCATTTTGAGCACGCAAGACTATCTAATTTGTAACTACTAAAAGTGCCTGGTTGAAATTGTGTAATTGTAAAATTGTTAGGATAACTACTATTTTTATCTAGTTTCAAAAACTCATTTAAACATTTCAATTCGGAAGCACAACCGATTGTGTGTTCGCTTTTCAAAAGATACAATGGTCTAACTCCATATGGATCTCTAGCAAAGTAAATGAAATTTTCTAAATTTTCTCCTTGATTTGTTTCTAAACGTAAATCGTATAATACAAAAGCAAACACACCATCTAGCATTTGTAATGTTTGTTCCATACCATATTTTAAATACAAATGAATTATTACTTCACAATCAGAATTTGTTGTAGGTGTAATTCCCATTAATTCATATAAATACTTGTAATTATAAATTTCACCGTTGCATATCAATAAAATATTTTTGATATTAAATGGTTGATTTGAAGTTTTATCAATACCATTGATAGCTAATCTATGAAAACCTAAGAAAACTTTGTGAGAAGTTATGAATTTAGAATCTTCTGGACCTCTATTAACTCCTTTTATAAATTGTTCTTTATAAAATTGTTCATTGTTTTTTTCACCATTTAAGATACAAAAAATACCACACATTGTAAATCCTGTTATAATACTATATTATCTTGGGTAAA